TAAAGCACCCTTGTTAGTTTAAGTATGGCGTTGATCGTACTGTTTTATTATATAATTACCAGAGCTACTGTCTAATATCTATGTACTTAGTTTATTTAGTGTAAGTATGATCTTGTCGTTATTATTTTCGTTGTTAGTTTAAATATGTATTTAGTCCTTTATGTGTTTTACCTTTTCTTGGTTCGCCAAACGATCACAAACGATCATCTAACTACTTAAAACGATCAAAAACGCTCACAAACGATCATCACTACTTTTCCAGTACTACCTACTCAAAACCGCTTACCTATCGCAATCTTACTAAATCAATCTCGACAACTCTAACAACATCAACAACTTACAGCAAAGATGGACGATCAAAAAGACTTCATCAATCAAGCTCTAGACCGCTTAGGTATCACTATTTTAATTTTTTATTTGCTATTATTTGGAAGCTTGGCACAGTTGGAAAGCATGAATAACACCAAACAAACCAAACTCGATGCCATCATAGCTAACTCATTCCCTTTCATCTATCTAGGTGGATGGGCTATAGTGGTTTTGCTGATCATTTTCTCATAATTAAACCTTACCTACTTATTAAAATACCATATGAAAACTATACTTAAAGAAGAATACAAACTGACAAATGACGGGGACGCATGGGGGAATTGTATGCAATGGCTATTTGCTATTTGTGACTTTTTAACCTTTGAAACTGACGAATGTATACCAAACGAGTGGCAATTTAGAGCTAGTCCAATGGGAGCAAACGAAGATTGCTTTTGTTATCAGTCATTACGCCACTTTGCATTTGAGAAAGATATAACCGATGCCGATGTTTTAGAGTTCGGCAAAGTACTTGCTCGCTTGCGTGATATTTTAGAGCGTAAAGGACTATCTTATTAATCTTTAACCTTACCTTACAAATGAACATTAAAATAAATGTACGAGAGGATAGCATGGGCTGTCTTTACTTAACACCTGTCAAACAATCATATATCGATCAAATCATCGAATACTTAAAAGAGTTCAATGTCGACTCTGACGGCTCTGTATTGATTCAATCTGATTATGAAGTGGAAAGCTTTTACGAAGATTGTACCTACCGACAAAGGAAAGATATCCAACAAGGCTGGGGTGCTAATATGTTATTTGATGCTTGGGTTTTTCTTAATTATATCGGCTGGGATGCCTGTGAAGGGTTGGAACTCAAATAATCAAATGACTATTTTAGAATCTTATTGCAAAGCCGTAGCTACTGACGGCAAAGAGATAACTATCGATCTAAAGGACAAGCTTACACAAGCCCTACTTGATAGAGTCCAAGCCGTAGCCGATCAATATAACATTGCTTGCCATGCTTCTACTTGTGGCATCCTTTTAAAACCTAAAATTAAATGAATAACTATAAAATCAAATACTTGACTGTCTTAAACTACTTGCAAGGCAAACGATACCAGTCCACGCACATAATAGCACCTGATCCGACAACTGCTGAAATAGAAGCTTGCAAAGTCATAGAAGCGGACGGGGAGGGTCTAGCAAAGCAAGTTTATGATGTACAAGTATGGCTTAATGGAAAAGAGGTGACCGCAGGAGTATGAGAAAAGACTACAACATCATCTGCCTAGACAAAGACGACAAACCGACACAAGTTGCAACGCTAGAGGCTACTAGTCCGACTAGAGCGAGGCTTGCGGGTCTAAGGCTTGCGACTAGTTTAAACCTTCGCTTCCACTTAGCTAAACCTACTAAATAATAATAATATGAAAATAAACCAACCAACCGACAACTCTCTCTATGTCACTATAGGCAACTTTACTTACTACTTTGATGATTCAATAGATGGCGAGTACTCCGTCAATAGATGGCACAAAGATGATGATGATATAAATGACCCTAAACTTTTACAAACAACTGAAGACGAATAAACCGATCACATGAAAATACTTGTTTTAACTATAAGGGCACATGGCGAAGAAGATGATATATATGTCTTTGATAACCGAGAAGTGAATGTCTTACCTGCCATTAAAGAATGGCTCAAAGATAACGATATAAAGATAACCTTACCTGACCATGTAACCGACACTTACAGCTTCATGGATTGGTTTTACGATGCCGAGAATAGCCTTGAAGATTGTTACGATTTCTTTGTTAGCCTTCAATACAAGGAGCTGTTATCCGAATGAGCGTAACCTACTACCTAACCGATCACAACGGCAATCAAATCGCGTTCTTCTATAGAGTCGAGTCCGAGCGATACAACACCGTCCCGAATATCCTTTGGGCTTGCCGTCAGTACCCTCAGTTCCAAGGCAGTGCCAGTAGCAAGGGCGACTTCATAGAGCAAGCTAAGCAAACCTTAAAGGAAATTAAAAAGCTAAGTGTACCTGTCCGTAAAACTTGTGATGTCTGTGATAAAAGCTTGCAAGGTCGTGAAAACGAAGGCACAACTTGTAACGATCACAACTTTAACCGATAAAAACCAACAACCAAATACCTAAAATGAATACTATTAATACACATTTAAAACCAATAGCTACAAACTGCGACACTTACAGCGGTCTGCAAAGATGCAATGAATTAGAAAAAATTATTAAACACGCTTACAAGGAATACCAATCCGAAATGAAAGCTATGGGCAATGACATCTATAACGACAACAAAGAAAATATCATTAGATTAATCGAAAGACAGCAAGTGTATGGCGAATCAATAGCCGACCAATACATTGACGACATGATGGATGAGCATATGAGACCAGACCAAGAATCTTAATGACTGACAACCTAACCAATAAAAACCAATACCTAATAAAATGAAAAATAAAATAAAATTATTCGCATTCAATAAAGACAGCGTAACAGGAGTCTCGATCAGAGTAACTGATGACATCGAAGAGGAACTAGAAGGCAAACAAGATACCGACCTTTTCACATCCTTTTGGGTGATTGAAGAGGTTGCTAGTCGATTTGATCTTCCGTCATCCGAGGTCAATCCGATCTCTTTTGGCTTAACTCTTTACAGGGAGGTTTAATGACAACTGACCCAGAAAACTTACCTAGCTTAGATGACGCAAGTCTTGACGCTCTTATCCAACATTACCTGTCCCTAAAGCAAAAACTAACCGACAATTTACGAGTCCGTGAACGATTAGTAGAGCTACAAGATGAGCAGTTAAAACGACAGATCGAAGCACTAGGTAATTACGAACCAATCGGAGACGATATAAAAAACCAACTAAATAACCAATAAAATGAACGATGTTAATATTAATAAAACTTACCTTGTTGCCTACTTAATGGGAGAATCTGATGATAATTTACAAGATAGATTCATGGTGTTTGACGACTTAGATGAAGCAAAGAAAGCGTATGAACTTCTTAAATCTTACGAACTTTGTTATTCATGCAACATCTGCAAAGTTATCAAGTCAACCGACTATTAAACCAATGACCGAAGGAGAATATATAATTATGACAAGCCTTACATTCCTATCCATCATCGTAATAATAATAATCTTTACAGCTTGGATGTACCGTGATTAGAACAGGCTTATTTACTAACCGATCTTGGGACATACCCGAAGAGATAAAATATAATAAGATGAACAACTGCAACTACGACAACTGGTTAAACAGCAACAACCCATACGATTTATACGATGAAGAAGAAAGAGAAAGAGAGTACCACCTGGAAGCGATTGACGGCTTGGATGAGGACGAAGTACAAGATTACCTGTTCGCCAACCGAATCGATGATCCAAGAGAACAAGCCGTTCGTAATAGACGGGCAGTTTTGGGAGGCGGAGAACGACATACTGAGACATGAGCACCAAGTTCGATATAAACGAGGAGATAACTGACTGTCCGTTTGACTGGAGTAGTATCGATCATCGAGCTATAGCTGATGGATGGTATCACTTTTGGGGTAACACTCAGATCACTAGCTTTGAGACGGATAAGAAGGGTAAGTATGTACGGGATGAGGACGGCAAACTTATTGCTCATCGTACTAAAATATCACGCAAGCTACCTCGTACATGGTTTAATAAACAACAAGAAGGACAGGAGTATTAATCGTTATGACCGAAGAGAAGAAAACAAAGGGTAAAGCTTGGCGTATGCGTGAGTGGGGACGAGCACAGTATCGTAACCGACAAGCAAAGCTACGGATGGATGGTGAGTCCAGTAAGACTGAAGCATCTAAGCGTATGTTACGAGTCATGGCTCCGAAGTTAGGAAAGAAAGTGGAGGACTTTATAGATACCTTTGGGGGCAGTACAGAACATACGACTCCATTGTTTCTTACCTTCGTACTTGATATGTGTCCGTATCAGATAGCTAGTCTAGCTCTTCAAACTTTCCTAGATAACTTACAGTTCAATTTACCTGTTGGTAGGATGGCGTATAAGATAGGCAAAGCTTTCGAGAACCAAGCACGATGGGACAAAGCATTAGATACTATGCACCCTAGTAAGCTTGACCTACTGGCTATGGATGACCGCTCTAAAGCTATGAAACTGAAACAGTTCTACGACTACGAAGACGAACGGTTCACGCTGTGGGATAGCAAGTGCAAGGCGGGGCTAGGTGCTTGGTTGTTAGAAGAAATAAGGATAGAGACAGGCTTGTGGGTCGTGGATTTTGCTACAGGCAGACAGAAGGGACACAAAGCCGAGCGTATTGTCCGTGCGACTAATGAATTTACAGATTGGGTGAGTCGTTTTGATAGTTGGAAGGAGACGACACGTGTATTTAAGATGGCACTACCTGAAGAACCGGTTGATTGGTACGGTTTAGTAGGTGGAGGATACAGCGTTAAACATATGCCACCACAAAAGCTATTCACGGGTAAACCTGTAGCTAATTTCAAACCTTACGAGAGTTCTTACCAACACGCTATGTCTGCTCTTAACAAGTTACAGAAGGTAAGTTGGAAAATTAACAAAGAGATTTTAGATATTACTCTAAAGTGTTGGGAAAACAAACGAGTCATAGGAAACATACCAAACTTCGGAGAGATAGACGAGCAACCGAGATATACTGGTGATTGTCCGCATGAGTTCAGAGCTTGGAAGTTAAAACAAAAGGACATAAGAACTGCGAACGAATCTAATAGTAGTAAGAGGTATCAAACCTGTCGTATCTTACACCTAGGCAAAGTATATAGTGAGTGGGACAAGTTCTACTTTCCGTATCGTTGTGACTACAGGGGTAGAGTGTATGCTTTACCGTACTACTTACATCCACAAGGCAGTGACTTAGCTAAGAGTTTGTTAGACTTCAGCAGAGGTGAACAAGTAGTAGATGAAGATGACCTTATGTCGATATTAGTCCACGGTGCGAACATGTGGGGAGTAAAAGGTACACGAGATGAACGTATCGAATGGATAGGTAAACGACAGAAGTTTATATTGGAAGCAGCGAATGATCCACACGGTACTGACTGGTGGACTGAAGCTAGTGATCCGTTCTGTTTCTTACGCTTCTGTTTAGAGTACAAGAAGTTTACTGAGGAAGGGTACGGCTATGTTAGTTACCTACCTGTCCGTCAAGATTGCAGTAATAATGGTATGCAAATCCTATCGTTATTACTACGGGACAAGGACACAGGTAGAATGTGTAACTTAGTAGATAGAGACAAGGCTAACGATATGTACGCTGAGTTTGCTGATCGGGTGTACGAGGAACTAAAGAAAGACGGTGGTGTACTAGCCCAGGAGTGGATGAAGTATGGATTCTCTCGCAAGTTAGCTAAGTTAGCAGTGATGAATAAACCATACGGAGCTACACATTATAATTTAGTACAAGATATATTTAAAAGTATAGGCATCAATCATCCTTGGACAGGGGTAGGTGAGATGTTAACAGCTGTTATTTGGATCAGTAAGATAGTAAATAGATTAGCTACTGAGATGTGTAAGCCAGTCAATCAAGTCATGCAGTTCTTACGTGAAAGTGTACGAGCTATGGGCTACGACCAACCGCTCATGTGGACTACACCTACAGGCTTTAAAGTAATACAAAGTTTTCACAGGTACAAGAAGGTGAATGTAGAATCTGTCTTTCAAAACCTAAGTATAACTATACAGACTGATGAGCTTGCGGATGGTATCGACCCGAAGGGACAAACAAATGCAATCACTGCTAACTTTATACACAGCTTAGACGCATCAATCGTACATCAAGTTGCAAACTTTGTTGACTTCGACTCAGCTTATATACATGACTGTTTTGTAACACACGCTTGTAACGCCAGAGCTATGAACGCAATCGTAAGAAGAACCTACACTAAAACATTTAACGTTGATCTCCTGACCGAGTTCCGAATGGAGCAAATCAACACCAACCCAGAAGCAGAACTTCCGTCAGTGCCGGAGCTTGGAGACTTAGATGTCTCTGCAATAACACAGATGAAGTATCTGCTTTCTTAAAAACATAAACACCCATAGAGATATGACAGTAAAAGCACGAAAGAAACACGACATAATAAAAGTAGGAGGTACTACAAAGTACTGCCACTTGAATGAACCAAACAAGACATACAAGAAAGAGTACGGTGAGTACCAGTGTGAAGTTATCCTTACACCTGAGTTAGCTGATCAAGTTAAGAAACAACTACGCCCTATATATGAGCAAGAGTTGAAAGCTAAACAAGATGAGTTAGGTAAAGAAGTAAAGAAGGTTGAGATTCCTATCGTTGAGAAGGACGGTCAGCTCATCATCAAGACTAAGTTAAAAGGTGGTGTGAAAACCAAGGCAGGTAAGGAATACTTTTTCAGTGTAGCTATGTATGATGCACAAGGTAAACCGTTACCGAAAGATGTACAGGTATGGGGAGGTAGTAAAGTTAATGTAGCTTTCCGTCCTAACTTCTGGTACTCAGCTGCACTTGGATTTGGTGTGTCGTTTGAACTAGCAGCCGTACAGGTATTAGAGTTAGCTAATCAACAAGTGAGTGAACAGTCCGCTGAATCGTTTGGCTTTACAGCTGAAGAAGGATACGTAGCTAACGGCGGTGAAACATTTGACTCAGCATTCGATGCGGAAGAGACGGAAGAAACGCTCACAGCGAACTTCTAATTATCGTTCTGGATTTGAAGAGACATTAGCATCTCAGCTCAAGCGAGGTGGTGTTAACTTTGAATACGAAACAGTTAAGTTAAAGTATGTTAAGACAGCTACATACACTCCCGACTTCATCTTACCTAACGGCATCATCATAGAAGCTAAAGGTTTATGGACAGC